GGCGGAACAAATTCTGCGACGAATCCTTCGTATTCCTCCTTTAGAAAGACAGCATCATCTTTCTCCATTTCTTTGTAATTGTGTAACACTCTTCCATAGTCAAGAGAGTATTCCATCCAAGATTTCGGGCAAAGTTCTTCAATAACCCAATGGTCAATGGGCTGAAGACCCTTCAAATTGTCAAAGTAACGTTCAAGGTCGATTTGGGCGTCGATTGGCACACCGTACACTTCCTCCATTATCTGTCTTGTGTGTACACCGCATTGGACTCTCTCAGTTTTTGTGTTTAGGGAATCCGTGATCATTTTCCTTTCCCACATGGACAAACCCTCCCTTTTGAGGAGGGAAGAAACATCAAATCCACCGGTGTTTCTCAAAATCCAAGAGCATGCGGCATCCAGAATTGGGCATCCTGGGTGCATGTGTTTTAGTGAGAGCGCTTTCGCTCTAGTTAGTGTGAGTAATTTAGTATTTCGGCTCTTCCTATATCTTGTATCTATAATTCCCAATTGCGCCACCTGTTTTAAAGGATTTGTAATGCATATAAGCTCTTCAGGGGCGTAAACTATTCCACAAAAGGAAGCCGTATTGATCTTGTCAACTCTCTCACACTTTACCACAATCCCCAATTCAGCATAATCTGAGGGTTTTGGTACTTTATTCCACGCGGATCTAAAAATTCCGTCGTCTCCTTCTACGATTGGCTTGACACACTTAGATCCAATTCGCTTATGCACGAATTTGTTGGCAGTCAAATTGCAAAAACCATTTCCGCAGGATGTGTTCATTTCCCCAGAAAGACGGGTACACAATATGAACAAGATGAACAATTTGAAGCACAACTGATTAATCCCCTTCAAGTCATTTTCGAATTTCTTGATGGGCACATCCATGGGCAGATTCTGAGTCATATATTCATACAACACAAATTCATTGGCCTCCATTAGATCTGGAGTGAAGTTGGCTTCCATGGCAGTCCAATCGGACATGCCTGATAACATGTCAAGGACTTGGTGTCGTGCAGCAATGTACGCTGGGCGATCTTTGACGGGAACGTGTTTGATAAACGCAGGGTGCTTATAGAGCTCTGCCTCAATCGCCTTGACGACCGGGCCGAACAAACACTTGTATTCATCAGTTCGAGAGTAGATCCCTCTGGCGTGCTTAAAGTCAACGTAGCCTTCAGCTTTCATAAAACATTTCGCCTTCTTCCAGTGGGGACTGTCAACACTGTCAATGTCACCAAATTTCTTTCGTAGTTCGTCTTTCCTAATTTCTGTGTAACTTGTGCCCTCCAGCCATGTTTCGAAAGACAAGTCTGTATCTGGGGAGAGCGGTTTGAGGTTCTTTTCGCACCATCTTCGAGTGAACTTCTTGAATTCATCAAGGACTCCTGGGACGGGCGTTGGGGGCTTGAAAGCAACTCGCTTACGAGTGCCGGCAATCATTGTGTTTCTATGGGTTGGATCAGCTCTAGGAAGTACTGCAACAGCATGAACTCCAGAAGAGACAGCAACGGGCGGTCGCCCGATGGTTTGTTCTGGTATAGCTATCTTAGTAGGCATGTACCGAGCCGACGTCTTTATTTGGGGCAATGGATCAAGTTTCCTTTCTCCATATCTGTACCCATAAAACACTTTGCGAGTTAGATTGCCAGCCGGTGAAAAGGGTTCGTAGCGCGATCTTCTTGATATCTGCTCCACTTCCCATAAATCATGCCTGCTGTGTCTTGGACAATATAGTGATCCTGATCATCACCAATATGCCGGTCAATGTTGACTCCATGTATGCCTCGAGCTCTAAAAGCTATTCTGGCTTTGTCTGAAATTGGATCACCACGAATCATGGTGACTGCATCAGCGGTATTGACCTGAGAGTACAATTCCACTGAAACCAACTGTTTAACATGTGTCGGTTCCAGATCTCCTGCTATAGCATTCCAAACTTTTGTGAGCGGACCATGATATCCAAAAATCGAACGATCATGGTCATAGTAATCAACATTGATTAAAATAGGATTCTTCTCCCCCAATTTTGCGTATTTTTGTGTTAGCGTTCTCGAGTCGACGTTGTTGTCCACAACAGGTCCGTCGCTGTTATACACCCACTGATGGTCACGTTTTCCTTGGTAAGTCATCAACGCACGAGTTCCAATTTTCACGAACATTTGAGTCATCTTCAGGACTGCCAAGAATCTGAAAATCTTGACATAGTATCCTAAGAAATTCTCAATTTTCGAAAAGAAATTGATACGGCGGTGTAAGAAAAAGGTTTTGATCACATCTGCATAGGGCATGTTCCCGAGAGTCGTGCGTCCAAGTATGAATTTGTTTAAGACAAACTCCAATAGCTTGTAATTCGCTTTGGCGACAATGGCATACACAATCGCAGCCATGAGGTCCGTTCTCATGGTCTTATACTTCCCACATGACAACTTAAAGTTGACACGATCATCATACTTCTGTTGTTCGTAAGAGGCTATTCTAAGTTCTGGAGGTTCTGGGTCGTTCTCAGATGGGGGTTCTTCCACACCATCGTCAGAAAAAGGTCCAACACCAGCTCCTTCAATTGCAATTTTTATC